ATTAAATCAAAAGCCAGTTGGTGAAAAGATTGACAAATTTGGTCGTACCCGTCCAGAGGTAATCAAATGGTATGATCCAAGAAGTGGTGAGCAAATCGTACAGCGTGAAGATGGAAGTTTTACTCCTGTCGGCAAACGACTTCGTGCAACTATGCAAACATATCGTGTCAACAAAAGCAATCAGTGGGATGTATGGGTAGACCGTGAATTCGTCACATTGAATGACAGCGTTGCACACAATCCATGGGACTTGACAAAATGAACGACAGAGACCAAGAAATTAAAAGGGCTACAGAAGCCGCACGATATAACGACACACTAATCTTGCAAAAGATTAATGCTAGCCATCGTATTGCTTTTAGCGAAAAGTTTCCTGGTCAAGTTGAACACATATTACGCTTACTAACCGAACGATTACAGAACGGATTAGATAAGCGTGATAATGTAGTGTTAGATGATGTTACTACATGGAAACTAACGCCTAATGAATTATATGAACTAAGTGACGCAGTTTATAAAATCTATCTTATAAGAGAAGGTCTTAAAACAGATGTTATCCCCAGACATATTAATGAATAGGGCGTTACGCTATGTTGTTGACAATAACCAACTAACTATTGACGCATTAAAGACTATACCAGGTCCATTAAAAAATCAATTGCAAGATTTGGCAATAAACATTGCTGATGACATGCGTTATAATCAACTGAAATACTTTCGTCCCTTTGCACATCAACATAGATTCTTTCAAACAGGAACTTCAGAACGCAGAGGTATACTTGCGGCTAACCGAATTGGAAAGACCGTTAGTACATGTTTTGAGACTGCCTACCATCTTACAGGATTATATCCTGATTGGTGGCAAGGCCATCGTTTTGAAGGCGCCATCACAGCAATGGTCGCAGGCGAAGGATGGAGCCAAGTAGCATTAGTATTGCAAAATGAATTGTTAGGCTCGCAAGATGTTAAACTCACAGAAAATCTTGGCACCGGTGCTATACCCCGTGATTGTATTATTATTGATACTATGCGTAATGATGGTGCTAATTGTATCGGTGTTGAAATCAAGCACAAGTCAGGTGGTAAAAGTTATCTATTATTTGCTAACTATACTCAAGAAGTCAGACAACTCCAAGGTTTCAAACTTAATCTGGCGGTGTTTGACGAGCAGCCACCAGATGATTTCTTTTCAGAAATCGTTACTCGTACTGCAACAACTCAAGGTAAGGTTCTTTGTTCGTTCACACCATTAAAAGGACTGAATGGTCTTGTAAGTAAGTTTTGGAATCGTGAAACTGGATATGAATATATTCGTGTGAGTTGGGATGATGTTCCCGAATATGATCCATGGGGCATGCCATTTCTATTAAATGAAACACGCAGACAATTAGAGCGTGATTACTTACCACATGAGCGTGAGGCTCGTATCGCAGGTAAACCTGTCATGGGTAAGGGTGCTGTGTTCCAAATCAAGAACTGGCCTACATATAAAACTGGTGATATAGATTTTAATAATATGAAAACTATACATCGTGTGATTAGCCTAGATTTAGGTCTAGTTAATGACAAAACAGTTATCAGTTTGATATATTGGGAACCATATGAAAGAACAGCATATCTTCACAGGCAAATCGTGGTACAAGGTATTGAAGAGGCTGTGCCAACACAATACATCAATCATTTGCTCAGACCTGAAGTTTTCGGAACGCCAATCGTACTACCAGCAGATGCAAATACAAGTGGACGCTATACAATGTCGGCTAGTAGTATCCGTGAATTATTTGAACAATACGAGTTAAATGTTTATGAAAAGCCAATTATGAATCCGCCTGACAGTCAAGGTCGTATCACTAATCACAAGAGTTATGGCATCAACCAAATGCGTCAGATGTTAGAAGTGGGCACATTGATGATTAACGAAAACTGTACACAATTCTTAAGCGAAGCACAAAACTACTATGTTGATCCACAAGGTCGTTTTAGTGATCCAGACGATTGCATTGATAGTTGTCGTTATGGTATTCTTGCTTGTTTGCAAGATATCGCTGAACCTTGGGACAATCGCAGTAATCGTCAAAGAATGATGGCACAAAGAGATAGGTATATCAAGCCTGATGATAGCAATAAACCTGCATGGAAGAAAACATATGCAACAAACTGATGATACAATTGAACCTATGTATTTTACAATGGTAGCGAACAAAAGTCCAACTATCATGTGTGAAAGACATGCACAAGCGTTTGAGATTATGATGATGCAACATGAGATACCACATACTATCTATGAAATGGATGAAAGTGAAGAACATGAGTGTCAAGCATGTAATCTCAAAGATACAGTAGATGAAATGACTAGACCTAAAATCATTTTGCCAGGAGATTACCATTGAGTTACATAGTATCAGCATTACCACCAATCAAATGCTTTGTAAAACGTGAGTTTTTATATAACTTTCAAAAGGGACACGGAGAACTAGAACCTGCAATATGGGTCAGTCTAAAAGCATTACGTGGACAAGTGTTTCGTATTGAAAGTTTGTTACCTAATTATGGCGCATTATATGACAAACTACCTATACACGCTTATGTATGGAAAAAAGACCACACAGGAACATTGCCTATTGATATGTTACAATTATGGGACTGTATGGGCTATCGTTTTACAATTATTGAAAAGATAGGATTACGCAATCTAGGTGTAAAGTTTTTAGGCAAAGACAAACAATGGCATTATGGTAACTATTTGTTTACAGTAGATTTTTGTAGTGAAGGTATGGATGTAGATACAGGCTTTACTGAAGTTGCAGAAGAACACAAATCGTTTAATTTTATTAAGTTAGAGAATGGACAATTCGCTTGTCAGCCTAACAATCGTTGTTTGTGGTACGATCAAAGTTTAATTCCTAGTGAAACTAAGTTTCCTGATTTTCAAGCGGCTCAACATCTATGGACAGTAGATGGCACACGCAAATGGACTGCTGGCGATGATTGGTTTTATAACATTGAAGAAAGAAAGTCTTAATGACACAGAAGAATAGCCTTTGACTAAATACTCTATACTAAAGGTAAAAGCCCCACTATGTTAGATATCAAAAATATACCTATTGAAAACATCAATCAAAACAAGGGCATTAATGCTCGTTTTGTGCGAATGAAAAATCTTATGGATGTCAAAATGGCATCCTATCTACGCTATTTGGGCACGAAAAATGCTGTTAATAGAGCAAGCGATTACCATTATCTTTGTCTTGCTGTTACTGACAGTACCGCACCCGTAAATGGTATTGACTATATACACCCTAGCGTAAAACCTGTAGTTGACTATGCTACAGCAGTTATCGCTAAAGGATTGATGCCAAATGGCGAAATCAACTTTGAGTTCGTTAGCGATGGCGAAGATGATGAAATAGCCGCAAGACAAGCAACTGATATGGTTAGCAAAGTCGTTAACCAAATGAATGACCCACACTTTATATTAGAACGCTGGATCATGGACGCTACAATGCACAAGAACGGCATGATGATGATTAAACCCGTTCGTGAACAAATCACACGCTATGTAGAGATACAAGGCACCAACGACCAATTACTAGCATTTGAAGCACAAGCACAAAATAGCGGCTTGTCAGTAAATCGTCAAAGCAAAAGAAAAACAAATGTTGACATGGAAAATGTCATGGCTGAAGTTACTCAATTATTGGGTAGTGAAAAGCAAACTATGATGCGTGATTTCATTGAAACTCACATCGCAGGTTTACAAGAAAATCCTGACGATGCTAACATGGAAAATACCATGATGAGTCAAATGATGATGCGTCAAGAAACCGCTATGACTGAACAGCAGGTATTAGATGACGCAATCAATCGCAATACAATTTATACTGCGAAATACAAACTAACTGGCTATAACTTAAACATCAAATTCCATCCAATCGCACAACATTATTGGATCTGTGATCCTACTGTGCCTGAGATGAGGGATCAACCATTCTGTGGTTATTATGATCCTATGACTATCCAAGAAGCGACTGAGTTATATCCAGGCATCAATTTAGAAGAATTTGAACGCCACGCAGAATATAACATGAACGGCGCATATCAAGCAGGTTCAGTATTAAACAACTTAGCGATTCACGCAAGAGATAGCGTACCTGTCATGGGCATTCCTGTCAGTAGTGCAAGTAGCGCAGACCCAGATAGTCGTCAAATATCAGTTGTTACTGTTTGGAACAAGTATGACATTGATGGTGATGGAGAACTCGAACTAGTAGAATTAATTTATAGTGGTAGTTACATCATTAGTGCTAGAGAAGTAGAGTATATCCCAGTTGCTAATATGTGTCCTAAGCCACTGCCAGGCAACTTCTATGGTATGAGTATTGCTGAATCAGTAATACCTATGCAAGAATATAACACAAGTGCCGCCCGTGCCGAGATACAATTAGGACTGTTAACTGCTACACCAAGAATCGGTGTGAAGCCTGATAGATTAGACTTTGAGATGTTACAAGATGGAGAGGCTGCTATCTTTATTTTAGATAGTAAGTTTGACCCACAAAAGGACATTTACCAATTGCCTCCTCCAAGTGGAAATTTACAGTTCTTGGAAGTTGCTATGAATCGCATACAACAAGATACAATGGCTATGGTTGGTATGACTACTCCTGCTGATGTATTCAATCCTGAAGTCATGGCACCTGGAAACAGCGGCATCAAATTACAATTGGCATTAAGTCCTAATCAAATCATCCAAGACAATACTGTTCGCAATAGTGCTGAAGGTCTAAAAGAAGCATTATGGTTAGTATGGCGCACATTGATTCAATATGGTGATGATTATGGTGTCAAGAAATTGGCACAAAACTACCACCCAGACAAGCAATCTGAGTTCTTAGACTTCTTGGCATGGGACGATATGAATTTCTGTGATAGAAAGCAAATCAATTTGGAACTAGCACTTGGTATGATGAGTGAAGAAAACCAATTGGCTCGCTTACAGATTATCCAGAAATGTCAGAGCGAACTATATCAAACGATACAAGGTATGGTTGCACAAAACACATTGACACCTGAGATTTTCAAGAAGGTCAAAAAGCCATTCGCTGACACATTATATGTGTTAGGCGTTAAAGATTGCGACACTTACTTGCCTAGCGATGATGAGGTTATGTCTATGATTGAACAGGCAAAAGAAGCAATGAAGAACAAGCAACCAAGTCCTGAAGAACAAAAGGATGTGGCAAGCGCCCAACTTGATAATGCTAAGGCACAACAAATCATGGCTGAACTAAGCGGAGAAGATGCTGAAACAACTTTAGATTACATGGCAATAGCCACCGGCAACCCTAAAGTTTATTCGTAAAATAAATGTATAAATAAGGAATAGAAATGATTAGTGAAGATACAATTGAGCATTATAACAATAGGTTGAATGTTGACTTAAACAATGTTAAAAACATGACAACGACCCAAAAGGATCGTGTCAGACATTATGGTAGTCAAGCAGAAAACCTATTGAAGAATAAAGATTTTGCTATGTTTGTCCATCATTATAAATTTGAATTAGCAGATAATATCGCTAGTTTGCGTGGACATTCAGTAGAGGATAATTTGCAACGAGTTGCGTTATGCAACGAACTTGTTGGAATAGACGGTTTCGTAAATAGCCTGAAGAGGGCGATTTATTGGAAGAATCGTGTTGGTAACAATGAAATGCCCAACACAACTAACAATTAAGGAAAAGTAAATGGATACAAATGTAGTCAGTCCTAACGCTCCACAGAGCGCGGCCACTGAATCAATCGCTGTCCCTAGTTTGGATAGTATAGCACAGAAAATGACCGCAATGCGTGAACAAACCTTGCGTAATCAACTCCGTGCTACCGAAGAGGGCGCAACAGGTCAAGATGAGACGGCAGAATCATCAAGCCCTGTGGCAAATGAAAATGTGCCAGAAGTTGATGAACAAGTTGATGAAGATGGTGTAAGCGCAGAAATATCAGATAGCCCTGAAGAGGTAACTACTGGTAACTCTGATAGTACAGCAGACGAACTAATTGACTTTATTGAATTCGCAGAAACTAATCCGAACGCTAAGTTCAAGTTTATGCGAAATGGTAAAGAAGTAGTTATTGATGCTAAAAAGGCAGCAGCCATATTAGGTCAAGGTTCAGCAATACATGAAGAAGCAAGAGAATTGAAAATTCAAAAGGCCGAGTTTGAGGAATACTTAAACGAGACCCGTGCTAAAACTGAAGGTTTGGCATTAGCAATGGAATTTACTGTAGAGCCAAAATTAAGAAATGCATATGATGAGATTGTGAAAACACAAGGTTATCAGACAACATTTCAGAAACAACTTGGGCAGACGAACGACCCAGCCTTACAGGCTAGGATTCGTGCGAGTATGCAACAAAATGAACAATATATCAGGCAACAACAGGCTGTAATCGGTCAGTTGAAACCACAGATTGACCAGTTCAAAAGCATACGCTCACAACAAGTTGCTCAAAGATTAACTGAGGCTCGTCAAAATTTTAGTGACAAAGAGTTGAAAAACGAATATGTCTACAATGAATTAAGAGATAAAGTTGCTAAGGTATGGCCACACGCAAGGGAAGAAATTATCCCTGGTGTACCAAACATTGACCTCATCAGTAGTGATGAGAATCTATTAAGTTTGGTTCGTGATGGACTTAAGTATCGCCAGAAACCTAACAGTAAAAGCGCAGGATCTAGTTTAGCGCAGTTAACTAACCGTAAAGGTAGCACTACGCAACGAGGCAATGATGACAATATCTCTAAACTTCGTGAACAAGCCAAGAGCGGTGATAAAAAAGCCGCAGACAATCTCTTAGTTGCTCAGTTACAAAAAATTAGAGCAAATAGGGGAGGTCGTTAATAAAGCCAAAATTTAAGGA